TGGAGAAGAGGAATTAGCACTACCTCCCCCTGACTTACTTGAAACAAATCCTTTTAATGTTCCTCCTAATGCAGTTAATGCAATACCAGCAGCTAACGCAAGTCCCCATTGCTTAGGGTCAAATAATTTTTTAAATGCTTTGGCAAATTGCATACCTGCAAATGATGTGGCTATTAATAATGTACCAAATTGGACTAAAACGGAACTAAGTCCCCCTAATAGAGCATCACCAAGAGCCTTTCCTATATTACCACCACTTGCAATAGCTTCTCCAACTGCTTGCATAGCATCTGAAACAGTATTTGCCAATCCATTGATAAATATATTATCTATTTGTCCTTGCCATTGCTTTAATGCTTGTGCAGATTCTTCTGCTGCTTTTTGAATTGCACCTAATACAATTTTAGATAAATTTAAACTAAAAGATGAAGTATCCGCTATGGCAAAATTTAATTCATCGAATTTCTTAGTTAATTTAGCTACTGTATCTTCAGTTCCTTTTATCTTTTGTAGATTTATAATTAAATCACCTAGCGTTTCAACAGATTGTTTCTTAATATCAAATTGAGATATTCCGGGAGTTTTTTGTATATCTAATAATTTATCGTGATAGCTATTTAATGCTTCTGTTACGGATTTTAATCTTTCATCTACTATTAAAGTTTCTTTACCAAGATTTCCATATGGTTCTTTTGCAGATACTGTTTGTAAAGCAGTTAATTGCGTTAGAACATCTTTTAATTGAGTCGCCAAGCCGTTCATTGCTTCTTTGGCATTTTTAGACTCTGTTTGGAAATTACTTAATCCTATTTTATTTAGATTAGCAGTTGCACCCTTAGTAAAATCTTCTAATGGATTTGCTTGACCTGTAAATGGATTTATAGCATCTAATAAAGCACCCCAATATACAACGGCTTTATCAAGCATAGTAGCTTGTTTAGCAAGTGGAGTATTTTGTATTGTAAATAATTTTGTAGCCTGCTCTGTATAGGCATTAGCTAAAGCATTAGCTTGAGCATTTAAAAGCAAGCTTTTTGTTAATCTATCTACAAGTGCAGTAGTTGCTTGTGATTTAGCACCATTTACAGTTAAACTATTATTAAATATACTGTATTCTCTATTTAATCTATTTACTGCATCTTGTCTTTGCCCAAGACTTAATTCTTCATTTTTAGTAATAGATAATAAAGAGTTTAAGGTAACTATTTGCGATTGTGCTGCACCTGTATTTTTTGCTAATTCTTTTGTATATTCTTCAGTTGCATCTTTTAAATACATCATTGAATATGCAGCTACGGTTAATGCAGCGGTAATTACAGAACCAGCTAAAGATAACGCAGTTCCAAGACCCTTAGATACATTTGATAATGCAACAAGTTGGTCAATAAGGATAGGAATGTTGTTTGATATGGCTAATAATCCAAGACCAAAGTCATTTGCAAAGAAACCAGCATCACGAACAACTTGGCCAAAAGCAAAAGCGGCTAATCTTCCACTACCTGCATTCCTCTCTAAGTTCTTAGTAGCATTTGCTGCCCTATCAGTAGTTTTCTCAAATTGACCAAGAGTAGATTGAGCTTCTTTTATACTTTTTTGTAGGCCTTGTATATTTGCCTGTATGGTTACCTGAAAATTACTATCCATTGTTATTTAGTTTGTTAGCGACTTTATTAAAGTCATCTTTACTTAATGGTTCTTGTTTTGGCTTTTTGAGTTTACCAAGATTATCTGTCCACAATGGCATAAGTTTATCAGCCGACTTTTGGTCTTGCTTTTTACCTACGTTTGCATTATACAACATAGCTAGGATGCTACGAGTATGTTCCCATTGTTTCGTTTCTTTTTTAATATGTCCATAGACCAACCTATTATAGTCAGCCCAAGTCATATCGTAAAATTGGTCGGGGAGAAGCCCTATCTCACCTATGGCGAAGTCTAAAACCTCCCCCCAGCCTATTTTTTTGGCTTTTCAGTATTAGCTTTTGATGTGGATGCTGCCATAGCCTCATTAGAATCTGCTACTAATTGAGATTGTTTTGCAGAAGCTTCAAATACTTGAATAATATCTGTAATTTGGCTCATAGGCATATCATCTACCCAAGTCAATACATCATCCTGAGTGAAATCCTCAATCTCTTTCTTGATAAAGCAGTTGTTTTTAAGTCCACAATATACCAAGTCAGCACATAGCTTAATCGGATTTGTTTCGTCAAACTCTGCTACACCAGTACCATTGAGTTTTGAGTATTCCATTAATGCGTAGTTACCAAATTTGATACCACGCTTCTTACCACCTAATTCTAATTGAATATAACCTGTCATAATTTTTTCTTCGTTAAATAAATGTGGTTATCGCCCGAAGAAGTTTAATTAGGCTACGGTAGATTGGGTTAATGCACCAGTTCCTTGAAAAGATACGCTGAAACCAGCAGGGCTTTCCATATCAGCAGTCTGAGAGATAGAAGTGATGAATGCGTTACCACTCAATAACATATCACCAGAAGTTGCAGTTGAAAAAGTTACAGCTACAGCAGTACGAGCAATTAACATTGCTACAAGCTCATCAGTTTCTACTTTTGCGTCAGTTGCGTAATCTACTAAACCATCAGATGATAAAGTGAAAGAACGCACACCTGCGAAAAATTCTGACCAACCTGCTGAATCTTTAGTGGTTGCATCTGGTAAATCTACCGATAGTTCTAAACTTGCAGTAGTTGCTTTTAGTAGGGCTACTCCTCCTACTTTGATTGTTAAATTTGTTCCGTTAATTAAGGCCATTTTTTTGTTTATTTAAAAGTTTACGATTAAGCTATTGTGTCTGCTAATATCTCTGTTCCTTGAAGAGTACCTGAATAGGTTACTACGTCTTCCATAGGGCCATCAATAGTTAGCGATGAGATATATACATATCCGTTGTAAATTAAAGAACCAGCTAGATTCGTTGTGAATTTAACCAAGAACTTAGTTTCATTTTCTACTGCGGTTTCTAACCAAGCCGGGTCAACATCATCAGAATAGTCTACCAATCCCTCGAAATCAAGGGTAAAGCTACGCTGTCCAATAATGAATTCACTCCAACCAGCAGATGCCCTAGACGTTGCGTCGATTGGGCTTGCCTCAACATTTAATGTGAAGCTACGAGAGTGTCCAAACGCTTTGTTTGTTACTCCATCAAGTACATAAAGTACAAGGTCTGTTCCGTTTACTAATGCCATATTATAATTGTTCTACTATGTTTCTAATTCTAATTACTTTTCTTACTTCGTAAAAGCCATCAAATTGACTTTCTAAATATCCTGTTGATTCTAAGCTATTGGTAATAACCTTGAAGTCAGGAGCTGCATCAGGCAAAGAACTTCTATTCATTAATAGTTGCATTACTTGATTTGATATATTGTCGGCATCAGCCTTTGAATAGTTAGTGCCATCAGTACCTGTAAATACCTGAACCGTTACAACACAATTACTATTAAAGTTGGTTTTAGTACTTTCGTCTACTACACTAACACTCGAGATTTGAATATAGGGATGGGTTGCATCATCAGGAATATTATCATACGTTGGAACAGCTACTGCACTTAAAGTAACAGCGCCATTCAATTTGGCATAATAAGCCTTTCTTAAACTATATCCTACGTCTTTCATTAAACTTCAAATGGTGGAGGTAAAATTTCTTGGTTACCTGCGTTTTTAATTTGATTGTATTCGTGTTCTGCCGATGCTTGTAACTCTACAACGTCATTAGCTTCCTCTAGCCAAGAGATAATCTCTTCTTTGGTTAATTCCTCATAGGGAATAAAATCTTCGCTTGTAGGGGCTGAAAATCCGTTACACCCTGCAATTACACCACTAATGTTACCATCGGTAGCTTTGTATTGCCAATGAATGCACTCAATTACATTTGTTAAGCCATCTAATGACTTTTTACACTCGAAACTTTGTTCGTTAAATATCCAGTTATATTCCATATCTTATTTTATTTTTAAGGTGTTATAAATCCACTAACTAAATTATATGTAGCCTGTACTGTTGCTATTGTCCAAGTTGCAGATGCAGTTTGATTTAATCCTGTTACGGTTTGACTTGCAACATCAGTACCATCTCTATAAACGGCTGCTTTTGCATCATTACAATCCACTCCAGTTACACCAGATACAGACTCAACATAAATAGTATCGCCATTAGCTACCGTAAAAGAACCACTTGCAGCTGTTGAGCCATTCCCACTTGCTACTGTAACTCCATTTTTTTTCATTGCCCAAGTACGAGTATTACAAGTTCCTGCGTATGAATGCTCCCAATAAACCGTTGCAACTCCAGCAGCAGACTTACCTCTTAATGACATATTTAGTAAATGCCCCATATTATGCAGTTAAATCTCCTATAACGTACCACTCATCAGTATCAACCTTTACAAGAGTACATCCTGCAAATTGACCGCTAATCTTTAAAGCATTTGCTTTTGCTCTTAATGTTACACCACTTGTTGCTACGATTGTAGTTTGACCTGCTCCGTATTGCAATACAGCGATTTCAGTTCCTATTGGGAAAGCAACGCTACTATTTAATGGTACGGTTAAGTTATTTGCACTACCAACGTTTGTTTCAACAATTTTACTTGCATCAGTTAAAACAAGTGTATAAGATGCAGTTTGACGATTGAATTGATTTTGGTAGTTTATACCACCAACTACATCTAATTTAGCAGAAGGACTACTTGTCCCTATACCTACGTTACCACCAGTTGTAACTGCTAAACGCATTGCTGATGCTGTTTCATCATATATAATATAACTATTTGAAAAATCAGTTGATAATCCAGTAATATATGATTTACTTGTACTTTTTTGGACTAAATAAGCATTTGCAGCAGATATAGAAGATTCTTGATAAATTGTTTGAGTATTTGCTCCTGTTCCGTAAACGTGTAATTTAACACTTGGACTTGTTG